TCTAGGGCGGGTGTAGGCAAGAAGTAATCTTGTTCATAGTTAGAGATGATGCCGTACTTTCCCTGATACGCCTCTACAAAGCTATCGACTAACTCTCCCATCTCCTCATAGTACGCGCCTAGAGCAACGTGTTCAGAGTATGAGCGAGACTGAAGGTGAAGGATATGAGCATTGGTGACACTATGCAGCATTGTTAGTACGAAGTGTTGTGGCGTGTAATCCATCTTCTTAGTCTCCTTAAATCCGCTGGCGTGGGCTGCGGCTGCTACTTGAAGGGCTTTCTGTTTGGTAGGGAATGGGCCTTTACTGCCCCAATACCATCCGTCTTTATCATTTCTGATTGGCATATCTACCTCAGTTTATAGCGATCCCTACACGGCGCACATACGGCCTCAATCAGCCTACCACTCCACTCGCCACACAAATCACAATCGCCGGGGTTGCCCTTTTGCAAAGGCTTTCTGGCTCGTTTAATCAATATGTCAAGCCGTTGTTGCGCTTGGTCATTAGCTGCGTCAACCTCGTCCATCTACCATCCTTTGCCTATAACAAAATATTTTGCACTTACAGCCACCGTCTTGCACTTCATTAATGCCATAGGTTCGGAATCGTGCTATCAGTTCCTTTCTTGCTTCTCTACATCTCTCCTTCGATATTAATCTTTCTCGGCAACTACGGCAATTGAATTGGTATAGACCAGAATTAGGATTCTGTTTTGCTGTCTCGCACTCAGGACAAATCAACGCTTAGTTATTGCTTGTTTGGAGCGTGGTGGTCGGAGTCGCGCCGCCCAGTGCTGAAGGGTATCCAGCATCCTGCTCTTTACCACGCATTGTTCTTTTTGGATATGGTTTTGCAAGCCGCGCTATTTGTTCGCGCATTGCAGCATCAAGAGGCATTAAATACCTATGCTTTCCTACTGTTTTTATTATTTTGCACTCACTAGGCTTTACAGTTTTCCTTTGTTGCCCTTGTTGTATGTTCCAACCCTTTTCAGAAACTTGCCTACTATGTAATCTTTTTGAATTATGCCAATACTCAACGCCGGGAGCAGTATCGCCGGAATAAATCCAATTTCCAGCTTGATATATGCCTCCATGATGCCCGTATTGTGGGTCTGCAAAAGAGACAACCAATCTTAAACTTGGGCTGTTTTTTTTGAGAAAAATCATTGCTAACCTTACAATTCTACTGACTTCTGCTTCATGTTTTGTTAACGAAATTCTAGTTAACTCGCACCCCTCATCTTGCCCTAACCCATAGGGTGACATTAGATTAGATGATGCTCCGCGACTAAATATCACCACGCCTATAAATTTCTCATTCTCCCAAGCCCCAATTTTTACCAAAGGGGGAACTGGAATTGACTTACTATAATGCCATTTCTCACAAGCAAATTTTGCTGCCTCATGAGATGCCCAGTCAATTTTTAGATTAGACTTCACGAAGATCGAACTCTTTTCCGCAGTTAGGACAAGCAACCCACTTTGGATCAAGTTGATCGAGTTGCCCTTGATCTTCTTCAGTAGCGGCTTCAAAATTTGGCTGCTTTAATGAAACAATCTCATCGACGGTAAATCCCGTCAAGTCCATATTGACCCCGAATTCCGTCAGTTCACTTAACTCTAGGGCTAGAAGTTCCTCATCCCAACCAGCGTTCATAGCGATCTTATTATCTGCGATGATGTAAGCCCTTCTCTGCGTGTCTGAGAGGTGATTGAGCCGGATGCACGGGACACTATCCAATTCAAGTTTCCGCGCAGCCAGCACCCTCCCGTGGCCTGCTATGATGCTCGACTGCTCATCTATTAGAACGGGATTGTTAAAGCCGAACTCCCTAATACTTGCCGCGATCTGAGCGACCTGCGCTTCAGAATGAGTCCGGGCGTTATTTGCGTATGGGATTAATGTCTCAATGCCGATCTGTTCAACCTGCATTTACGAATCCCTCGATAGCCCCGGCTTTTACTGCTGGTACTGACATTCTGACGCGGTGATAGGTATATGACCAGACCTCTTTTCGTCCTTTGATCTCATCCGACTTGATCCTAACTCTGGTGACGTACCGCTGCTTCAATAGGTAGCACATGACCATAGAGATTTCATTAGACTTTAAGGCGGTCTTTTCTGCGATCTGGGCCAGCGTTATCTCGCCAACATGATCTCGTAGTATTGCTCGTATTTTTACCGCTGCGTTTGCCATTCAAATCCTCTGTGATGTAGTAGATACAGCAGTATTATATCTTATATAACCATTGCAGCTATGACACATATTAGACTGCCAACGGCTGCAACGAAAGCCACTTTGATCCATAGCACGAGCCGCCGATCATCTTCATCCCAACTACTTGAGATATAGCCCCGCCCTATGCCGCGAGGAGCGTTTAGGTAGGGTAGATACCCATCGTAGTTCTTGCTGCGTTCTGCGCCTTCTCGTGACGTTCTAGGGCTGCTATTGTAGTTAGAGTTCATTAATAATCCCCCCGATTGATTGGATCAGCTTGTCCGTAGCGTGGATCGTCCATTATCTCATCAATACCCAATTCGTCATCATCTCGCTCTAAATCATCTTCCTTTGCCCACATTTCGTCTAGCTGATCTTGATCTAACTCAGATAAGTCTCTCTCGTCGCTTTTATCGTCCTCTCTCGCATCCTCATATTCTTTGATTATTGCTATATACGATTCCAATAGCTGTTTTTGAGTCGCTTCATCGGCTCGGCTGTATGACAGAACAAGCCGTGCCATTGATACCTGATAGTCAGTTGTAGACTGATTTAATATTTTTCCGATGTCCATTCTATGCTCCTAACAAGATTGAGAGATGTATGAGGTAAAAGCAACCGCCACTACTATCAGTGCGATTATAACCCACGGCGTAGGCTCGAATGGTGGGCGTGGTGGGCGAGGGAAGAACTCGTCGTATTTACTCATCTTACCACCCCGACATATCCCATCGAAACATCCCTATTACACCGCGCCACATTATATAACTCCTCTGCTACCATAACCGCATCCCAAGCCTCGTCGGTAGGCTCCTCTATATATGCCGCTTTACAGGTTCTCCTGACATCCTCTGCCGCAACAAAAACTTTTTCTATTTCGTCTCGCTTTGCTTTCGTTTTCATTTTCATTCTCCTTATTGAATCCAAAGACTGTTAACGCCAAGACAGGTTTTTATCTGATCTATGACTCCCTGACGAGTCTCGCTAGTGAACTCAACAAGTTCCCCCTGTAACTCCACGACATTCGTCCTAATGGGAATTCCCTCACATTCACCCACCCAATAAGTCTGAAAATTATTTCCTTCATATCCTTCAAAGCAATAAATCCAAGTTTTCGTTTTCATTTGTTATCTCCTGAGAACCCCCCGAAGGGGGAGGGTGGTTAGGATTATTGCCCCTTCACAAAAGCTACTGCATCAAAGATTGTGTAGAATCTTGCTATCACATTACGGCGTTCGTTTCTAATGATCCAGACTGTGATTCCGCTTTTTACTGTTGAAGTTCTTTGTATTGTTAGCATTTTGTATCTCCTGTTTAGGGCTTCAAAATGAATCCCGATGTAGAGATATTATAGAGATGTATTAGAATTGTCAACACTTTTATAATACATTTATTTATCTAATAGAATCAATATATTACAAAGGCTTTCCCGCTTCCCGCTTTGCCCGTTTCGATATATTTCGGTGCAAGCGGGTAAAAAACAGTCTCCACACGGACACGGAAAATCTGAACGAAAAAAAGGGCCACGATCTCTCGTAGCCCCCTTTCCCTTTGCTGCTTTGATGGAGGTGTCGCAACTACCAGATTACGACTCTTTCATTATATATCACGGCCAGAAATTTATCCGTTCAATCCACTGCCGTTTAGTTTATGCCACTTGGAATGGCACTTTGAACACAACCATCTAACTATTAGTGGATAAGCATAGTCATCATGATGACCGTGCAAGCTATTATTCTCGATCTTACAATCCTCACAATTTAGGCTTTTGGTTAACTTGCCGCTTTCTATAGAATTTTGTAAAAGATAATGAACCCCACGTTTTATTATATTTGCTTTTTGCCATTTATTTACAGATTGTTTATGAACCGCTTTCCCCGCATCAGTCTGAGAGTAATGCTTTCTTCCCTCTATTCTATGCGGCAAATTTGCTCTGTTTTTATCATATTCTATGTAGTAATCATGATTCTTTAATATATTAGCTTTCGTATCTTTTTTAGTGCATGACTTACATTTATTAAGATGACCGTCAGCCATCATAGGATGTTTATAATATTCCGATAATGACTGACTTTCACCACACTTAAAACAGACCTTTGAATTATGCACGGGCTATATCCTGTGTAAAATATAGCCCCATCATAGCATAATTCTAATTAAAAGGTAGATCGTCCGGCATATCGTCAAAAGCGGATTTGTAAGGGTCTGATTTCTCAGTTTTCATAGGAACTACGTTACCCGTCTCTTTTGCCTTACCCAAAAACTGGATGGTATCAGCCGCGATCTTGGTAGAGTATTTCGTTACACCAGACTTGTCCTCATACTTGTCCGTTTGCAACCGACCTTTTACAAAGACCTGCGACCCTTTGCCGATGTACTGACCGCAAAGTTCTGCCAGCTTGCCGAACGCTGAAATATTTACCCATTCAACTCCTTCAGACTTTTTGGTTTTCCAATCACAAGCGATGGAGAAATTCGCTATTGATTCTCCGGCGGGAGTAACCCTTAGTTCCACATCCTTCCCAAGCCTACCGATAAAGCTACACTGATTCAGATCAGACATTTTTATTCTCCAATTGGATTAAGTTGTCATCTACTTCTATTGAAAATAATTGATTTAACGCATCTTGTACTTCACTTAAAAATTTACGCACTTCGGTTTCCATCTTCTTTATTAGAGCTTCATCCCGATCCAGCCGAACTATAAATAGTTGTAGATGCTCCGGCACTCTAGGGTCATAGCTTACAAAGTCGCACCAAGCCCGACCTGTAACCCACATCTGCGTCTGCATTTGATTGATGTAAACTGCCGGGGCTTTCTTGTCGAGCAAATAACCTAAGTGCGTCTGGGTATTTGGAGCCTTAATTTCTAATAGCCCTCCTGTATCGTTCAGAAGCCCATCGGGTGACGCGCCAAGCCATTTTATCGTGGGGTGAGTATAGAACTCTGCCTCGTCTACAATACGCCCAGTAGCGGCTGCATATCGCATCCTAGCGTAAGGCTCCTGTTCTGTACCCCACTCCATCGCCGCACTAGAAAAACTTTCCGCTACTCGACCAGTGATACGTTCTGCAATTATCTGCATACGGTATTTGGCGCGGGTAACGGCTTCTCCTGATTTCCCTTTTGCGAGTACATCACTCATTTTGCTTGCGGTAACATGACCGAGCCGCTGTTGAAACCAAGCCTCACTTCCCTGAGTAATCATTTTAGAAAGTACCTCCCAATGACCTTACCGTTATCGAGGTGGACGTTCTCTGTGTGAATGTTGTGGCCCATCGAGCGTAAGTTATAAACTCGCGCAGACAGTCTCATACATTGCGCTTCCATCATCGCATCTAAAGACGTTATCCGGCGTTTCTTTTTTAGCTGTGCAAGTAACTT